TGAGGAAATATGTAAAGGACATCTCTAACTTCAACTCGATATCATTTGGCCATACTGGTTCAAGTTGCTTTAAGATTTCAATTGCTTTTTCAGGATAGTTTTGTGTGTTATATAATTTAGCTAAATTATATTTACATGGAAGAGCTATGTCTTTATTTTTTGTTGTTTTAATTATCTGCTCTAAAAGATGTATAGCTTTATGGGGTAAGTTGAGTATGTTATAGCAATACGCAATCTCGTTTTGTTGTTGTTCAGTAAAAGCTTCTTTGGCAAATACATCTATCACCTTCAATGCCAGCTCTTCTTCACCTCTATCTTTTAAAAATTCACATACATGATTTAGCATAAATTTACCAACAATCTCCTCTAATTGCTGCTGAAAAACACTTACCAGCGCTGACGGATAGCCACTTAGTAGCAGATCCTACTTGCACTGGACTTGATCTATTCACAGTCGAATTATTTCCAAGTTCACCTTGGGAGTTAGTTCCCCAAGCCCATAACGTACCATTAGATCTTATCGCAAGTACATGACTATCTCCTGCTGATACACTCCTCCAATCAGATCCAAGATCAGCTGTTTGAACAGGAGTAGATCTATTGGTAGTAGTATTATCCCCTAATTGTCCAGTTGAATTCAACCCCCATGTCCATATTTGTGAGTGAAAACTAGCAGCGTCACCACAAGTTACTGCAACAGAAAAGTTACCTCCTGCACTAACATATTTCCAGTTTTTAGTAGTACCTATTTGAACAGGACTACTTTTGTCTACTGTAGTACCATCCCCTAACTGCCCAACAGAATTACAGCCCCATGCCCATAATGTACCGTCGCGCTTAACTCCAAGTGAATGATTATTTCCTGCAGACACACAATACCAACCACAAGAAATAAAGGTTGGTACATTACGTGTGGTGGTATCACCAGTACCTAACTGGCCAGCTGTGTTGTCCCCGAATACTAGAAGGTGATAGGTAGAATCTTGATCTGCTATTTGACCTACACCGACTGCAAACCCGTTACCATGAGATATATGATCCCAAACAACGTTAGTGTCGCCGGCAACTCTAGTAGTTATTGTTGTATTGGCGTTGTTTATTCCTGCTCTTTGATTTGCATTACAACCAAAAACTGTTCTTCCACCATCAGAATTAGTACCGTTTGCTGCTGAATTAGCGTTGATACTTATAACAGATGTAACACCTCCACCGGTAGAAACTTTTCTAGCTTGAATATTAAGTTGTGCATTAGCTTGACTATTACACGGCTGGGATAGACTTGTGGTTACTCCAGTAGCTAACTGATAAGCATCGTTACCACCCCAGGCCCACACACTACCTCGAATATTTACAGCTGCTACATGGTCACCAGAAAATCTAGAAGCAGATACACATTTCCAGTCTAACCTGTTACAACAAATTTTTCCAGGGTTACATGAATTAGCATTATTATTGTTACCCAACTGTCCAGATGCACCTCTACCCCACGTCCATATACCTCCGCTAGAGAAAATTTCCTTGCGGATATAGATATCATCAAAATCAAAAACAGTGTTTGATGTTGATGTACAAAATATTATTTTAAAGCCTGTTGGATTACTCATGACAGCATTTCTTCAGTGATTCCAGCAATGACTTGAGATGTTACCGAAATTCTGACCCAGTTATTAGACATACTACATGCAGCTCTAGTAGGAACACACGTATCTCCAGTCACACTTCCATTACCTTCAATATATGAAGATCTTCCCCATACCCATAAACTACCATCTGTTTTTATTGCACCTACAACATCCCCCTCGGAACTAGTTGCAACACAACGCCAGTTATACTCAGTTCCAACTTGAACGGGACATGAAATGACATTTAATGATTGACCAATACCAAGTTGACCGTAAGTATTATCTCCCCATGCCCATAGACTACCATCATGCATTATAACAAATGCTGATTTAGCACCAAGAGTCATTTTTCTTACTGGAGCAGCATTTAAACTTGTGTTAGCAGCAGGAAAAGAGGGAAGTGCAAATGCACAAAAAGTTGCTGCGTTTGGTGCAGTTCCGTCTCCAAAAAGTCCACATACGTTGTACCCATAATATCTTAACGGATAGTTAATACCACTTTGTGAAATACCGCAATTGGTTCCGATTGTATAAAGAAATCCTGACCTAGATGAATCAAAATCTAGAATAAGATCCATAGTAGTTGATGTTCCAGGAGAACATAATACACTTATTAATCCAGAAGTATTACCATTACAGCATGACCAAACTGCTAAGGAATGATCCTGTCGATTGCTAACAGTTCGTCTATATAAAACAATACCCCTTGGTACACAATTATTATCACAATAGCGATCGTTGAGTTGCACCTTAGCTACTGTGTCATTAGCTAAGCAAGAATTCCTGATCCATGAATATACATCAGTATTTGCTCCCGATACAGAAGTGCATCCTTTTTCAAAACGTATACTTCTTCCTGTAAAATGAACTCCTCGAGGAGTTTGAGTGCCTTGTGTGAGATATGTTAAATGTCTTGATGAGTGCCCTTTACCAAGATTACTGATAAGATTGATTGTTCCGGAAACTGATTCAAACGGTGTCAGTTGGTTTGTAGCAGTAGTTGTACCGTTACCTAGCAGATAAGGATGAGTAGATCCCCATACATAACCAGTACCTTTAGTTGTTGCTGCAAATGCAACTATACGAGTCTCATAACTATTACAAGCAGTTGTCTCGCAAAAACCCTGTCCTAGATGAATATCTGCCCACATCAGACCAGGTGCTCTCACAGCTCTTGGTGTCAGTACTTCTTCTATTTCTGTACCATTGCCACCTATCCCACAAGTAAGATTACCCCATATCCAAAGGTTTGATTGTTTGAGACTTTTGTAATGACTATCGCGTCCAAAAGAACCTATCCATTCATGCTCGAATAAACATTGCTTAGACAAAAATCCTCGATTGATATCTTTACTATCTTCATAATATCTTGAGGGAAAATATCTAGAGTCCATTTTGTTCTATAAATTCTGATAATTGATTTACTGTATCAAATGAGTTGCATTCTTTAAGTTTTTCTAGCTCCCAGTCAAAACTATCCTGAACGTGTTGATTGATTTGATTAACAATATTAGTTAGATCACTATCAGTTAAAGTAATCCATTTTTCCCCTTGCTTCCACTGAACTGATCCTGTTTGTCCTATCTGTGAGGCAAGAAGTTTTTCTGCAAATACACCTCTATCATTTCTTGAGGTTGATACATTTAAGATGTCATCACCTACAGTATAATCAAATCCAGATACTTCCTTTCTCCACCTAGCGTCTGCTAGAGATTCCTTTATATACATTGTTAACTCAGTTACACTTTTATCTTGGACAGTATAGGTAGCAGTACCTGTAGTTTCATTGAAAGTCCAAATAGGACCAACAAGTTTTTGAGTTTTGAAATTGTGGTATGGTTTCACCTCTTCAGCATGCCTGATCCTTACATACTCAATTACATCGAAAGGTACTTTTGTATAATCTGACGGTAAAATCAAAGGTCTTTCCTCGAGTTCAAGATCTATTTCAAGGATTCTTGAGATGTAAGATGCATCCCATTGAATTGGACCTAATATAACTTGGTTATGATAAGTGACTACATATAACATTTTAGTTTACTCCAAAATTACATTCTGTTGTAATGGCAACTCTGCCACAAGTCATAAGAACATCTACTACACCGCTACCCCAGTATCCTGCAAAGTTACACGGTCCAGCGTAGGTACAGGTGACGGTAGTTCCACGACCTAATATTGGATTGGTTGATGTTTGACTACCCCAAGTGTACAATGTACCATCTGTTCTAACACCTACTCCACCAAGAGGACCAATAGAAACTCTTCTAAAATTAGTACCTATCAATACAGGACAGCTAGCACCTACTCCTGTACCAGATGTTAAACCTGGAACTCCTGAGTTACAATTGTTGTTCATTCCCCAAAACCAAAGTTCTCCATCGGATGCTAAAGCCACTGCCTGTTGGGTCGATACGTCTATACATTTCCAATGTTTATTTGGAGATGTTATTTGTATAGGACTACTGACTCTGTAATTTGATACACCGCCAGTGTTTGCGTTACCAACACCCAGTTTTCCAGCACAGTTATCCCCAGCGGTCCATAAAGTTCCGTCAGTTTTTAAAAACACTGCAAACTCACAACCTCCACCAACCTGTTTGTAACCAGAACCAACTAATGTAAAAGTACCTATAACTGAAGATGAACTATTTACCCCACCTAGCCCCCAGGTATTTTTACCAATAAAATAAAGGTTGTCTCCTTGATCGATAAACCATGTTGCATAATCTCCTGCAAAAGCACTTTTCCAACAACATGCCCAGGAAGAACAAATTAAAGTAGGAATAGATGCTTGTAATAATGTTCCACCAAGAGCACAATTAGTTACTCCATCTCCCCAACCCCATGCAGAGCCATCATTTTTAACTCCAACAACGTGATAAAAACCTGTTCCAATCGAAGACCAACCAACAGGATCAGTATTTCCACTAGCATAATTTTCAGTTCCGGAAACACAATATCCTCTATCTACTGTAGTACCTTGAGCTAATAATCCACATCTGTTACATCCTACGGATGCTAAAATATTAGGACCGTTACCTAATGCATTTTCTGTACTCCTGGCAAACATATAGTTTGCAGGACCTTTACTACCATATAACTTTGCAAAAGAGTCAATCGTAAAACAATTTTCAACCGGATAGCACTGCGCAGCGGTCGTTGATATTGCACTTCCCCATGAAAAATGATGAGTTTGACTTTTCCACCTTTCAAGCATTTCATCTTCTGTGACAAATAACTCTCTTAAGTCTTCACGACATCTAGATCCAAATGTCATTTATTACCCTCTAATAAGTCAATTTTATCTTTTAATTTTTTCACAGTATCTAATAATAAAGGAATCAGAGCTTGATAATTAACATGCTTTAGTCCATTATGTTCACTCACTAACTCTGGAAGTATTTCCTTAACATTGTCTGCTACTAATCCATATTGCTTTTGTGTACTTCCAATAAAGTTGTATTCCTTTGGAGAAAGGTCTAGTATTTTCATTGGATCAGTAATATCAACTACATTTTCTTTTAATACAGCATCTGATACGGAGTAAAAATTATTTGCATAGATGTCTGCTGTTGCATCTCTAGAAACAATAGTACTTGGTGTCGCTGAAGTATTGCCTATTGCACCAGTTAAAAATTCATTCCATGAACCACCATAATACATCTCCGCTTTATTAGTTTCAGTATTTAATCTCAATTGACCATTCACCGCTGAAGGTCTCTGTGCAGTAGTTCCAGAAGGAATTTGAACTGCATCTGTACCACTAATAACTAGCGATACGGTTGGTGCAGTATTTTTAATAGCTACCCTGTTATTTACAGAATCTACAAATAAGGTGTCTGTATCAATTACAAGGTTAGCTGCTCCTATAGTTACAACACTACCAGAGGAGTTGATAGTAACTAGAGATGATCCTAGAGTCGTATTACCTGTTGATGATAAAATACCTGTGACAGTAGTATTTCCAGTACCAAGTGTATTAGCAATTGTTACTGCACCATTAACTACTAAAGTACCTCTAAGTGTTGTATCTCCACCAATGTTAGCTGTTGAAGTAACATTTACAAATCCTGTGATTGTGCTATTACCAACTGATATTGTATTAGCTACAGTCAATGCACCGTTAACGGTTGCTGTGCCCCTTAAAGTAGAAGATGATGTTACCTCCAGTGTACCAGTTACTGTAGTATTACCTACTCCTAAGGTGTTGGAAATTGTGGTTGCCCCAACAACACCAAGTGTTCCACCTACGTTAGCAGCTCCCTGAACATTTGCAGATGATGAGATATCTGCTACACCGGTTACTCTCAAAGCTACACCAGGAGCAGTATTATTAATACCAATCCTGTTGTTGACTGAATCAACAAACAATACAGACGTATCAAAAATTACATTAGCGGAACCAAAGTTAAATACTGATGCAGTAGCATTAGTTGTACCAGTAAGTAGTCCACCAGTCAAAGAAGTATTTCCTGTAGCTGTTAGGGTACCTGCAATGTTAGCCGCACCACCTACTTCAAGTGTTGAAGTGATATTAGCGAACCCCGTAACTGTTGTATTACCAGTACTAAGAGTATTAGCTATTGTAACAGCACCATTCACAGCTAGTGTACTTCTCAAATTCACTGCACCGCCTACATTTGCAGTAGATGAAACATTTATAAAACCTGTTACTGAACTATTACCTGTAGAGATGGTGTTTGAAATAGTAGCTGCACCATTGACTGTGAGAGTCCCTCTTAAACTAGCTGCTCCTTGAATATTTGCCGTTGCACTTATATCTGCATCACCAGTAACTGTAAGAACAACACCAGGTGTTGTGTTGTTAATACCAACTCTATTATTTACAGAATCAACAAATAATACTCCAGAATCAAATGTGGCATTGGCACCACCCACAGTTAAAACACTAGCTGTTGCGTTAGTAGTTAGAGCAAGTAGTGAATTAGTTAGCGTAACATTACCCGATACACTTGCAGTACCACCAATTACAGCATTACCTTGAATGTTAGAAGAACCAGTAACGTCACTAGCACCCTCTACTCTTAATGCAACAGTAGGTGCATTGTTATTAATACCTACTCTATTGTTTACAGAATCAACAAACAATACTCCTGAATCAATAGACAAATTAGCTGCACCAATAGTTGCTACGTTTGCTGTTGAATTAGTTGTAAGAGTAAAGATTGAATTAGTAAACGCTGTATTACCGTTTGCAGTTAAAGCACCTGCAACATTTGCAAATGTACCAACAGTAAGAGATGTTCCTACATTAGAGCTACCTGTTGTGTTACTACTAGAGAATGTTGATAATCCTGTTACAGAGAGAGTATTTGATAAAGTGACGTTTCCAGTCACTGCCATTGTATTGCTGAGTGTAGCTGCTCCAATAACGCTCAAAGTACTTCCTACGTTTGCAGTAAAAGCAGATAGATTCCATCTGAGGGTACTATTACCAAGAGCGCGTTGATCAGCATCAGGGAAAAAATTACCAGACGCTCCAGATAATGTAGTGAATGTTAGATCGCCAGTGACTTGCATGTCACCATCAACAACAAGATTACCCTTTACTGTGCTGTTAGAGTTTGCTTGTAATCCATGTTGTAATTTAAACTTTGTATTTGCGGTAGCCATCAGAATCCGTTAGAATAATTGAGCTATGATTTTTATAGCCGAGTTAGTTTGTGACTGTTGTACTTTAATGTCTACATTTGCATTATTTATTTCAGCAGTTAATGCTCCTAGTTCTGACGATCCAGAAGGACATATTACTGTTCCAAATACCGTAATTGTTGTATTATCATTATTATCGTGTACAACCAACATCTCGGACATTTGAGATGTGTTACCTTTAGAAAGATTTACAACCAACTTACTTCCTTTGTATGTTGCCTTAGGAAACACAAGTACGGTTTGAAAATGCGTGGTGTTAGTTCCTAGATCTGTATTTTCAGTTGAAACAAACGTAGTAGTTCCTACGTTGAAAGTATTTTGAACTGTTGTTGCTCCGCTGAATGTTGCAGCATTTGCAAATGTGGTAGTAGCATTCATTGAGATGGTGCCACCTGCAATCACAAGAGAGTTTGCACTGAGGAAAGTGTTACCTGCGTTACTCAAAACCCTTGTAATACTAGTATTACCATCAACGGAAATATTATTACTAAAACCAATTGCACCAGTAAAACTTGAGGTACTATTGAATGTAACGGTATTAGTAAAAGTTGCAGCTGCATTTAAAGATATGGCTGATCCAGTTAATACGAACGAATTACTACTGAAATAAGAATTACCAGAAATAATAACGTCTTTACTCAACGTTGTATTACCAGTTACAGTGATAGTATTACTAAACGTTGCTGCTCCATTTACACCAAGAGTACTATAAGTGTTAACAGTATTTGTAAATGTTGCAGCTGCGTTGATTGATATTCCACTTGTTCCTATAACAAAAGCATTAGCTGATAGATTTGTATTACCGTTATTTTGAATATCTCTATTAACAGAAAAATTTCCATTTGAGGTGATATTATTGGCAAACGTTGCAGCACCAATAACACCAAGAGTACTACCTACGTTAGCTGCTCCTTGAACATTGGCGGTTGAAGATATATCAATTGCACCAGTTACTCGTAAAGCAACTCCAGGAGTTGTATTGTTAATACCAACCCTATTATTCACAGAATCAACAAATAACGTACCGGCATTAAAGTTTGTGTTGCCAGCGTCTTTTGAAAAAGATCCAGTTAAGTTCAAATCTCCCGTTATTGCTAAAGCACCACTTATAGTAGCGTTACCCGTAACACTTACAGTATTACTAAAAACCGTTTGACCTGCAAATGTTGAAACATTGGATACAGTCAAGTTACTTGTTATAGATAATGCACCTGAGGTACTTACGTTACCACCACGCAGAGATGTACCAACTACTATAGTGTTAGCAGACATAATACCTATAATTGAGGCATTACCGCTAGTTACACCTCCAGATGAGTTTGCAGCAGTAGTTACAATTGTAGTTGAATAAGCATCGAGTAGTACATTAGTTTTATCAAACCAATTTGTAAATGTATCTGTTGATGTATTTAAATTAGCTGTTGGAAGGGCCATTATTATCTCTTAGAAGTAGTAGTTCTAGCATTCGTTTTATACTTGACACATCACCTTTCAAGGAATCAATCTCTTCTTTTAGTTGAGCATTGTCATGTTGAAGTTGGCGTCTTTCTTTATATCTAGAGTATGCGTCAGCATTAGTATTTAGTAGGGCTTGGTTGTTGGAATCCCTCACAAACCCTTCATGTTCAGTCTTATGCCTCATACCGATACCGCCAACGCTCTCACATCTCTCAGGATAGGTACATAATGAGATGATGAGGATAACAACACAATTTTCACAGCGTAAGTTTTATAACTTACATGTAAACTGTTTGTCTTACTATAATATCTCAATAGTGCACCATCTCCTGCATCATATTTAAATGCAGCATTCTTCTGAGTCACTTTCTCTATTGTAAATCCTGTAGCAGTAGTATTTGAGTAAGGTCCTCCTGCATTAACCAAAGTTAATGATGTGTTATTAGCAACAGATGATACTATATTCAATTCATAATCTGTGTCAGAGTTACCGTTTACTATCTTAATAAAATCATTTGCAGCAAGATCAGAAGTAAAGGTTGTACCCACACCTGTTAATGTTGTATTACTATTAGTTTCTACTCTTCCGCTTATCTGAGTGTACGGAGGAGTTAATTTTGGTGAGTAAACATATTCTAAGTAATTAACTTCATTTGCTTGATCGCTGAATAGATTCGATTCAGTTTCTTGGTTCAATAACGTCCAATCTTTATCATCAAAGCTGGCTGTATCAGTTCCATTCAAAAATTTACCATATACTAGTATAGATGAAGATGGTGGTTTATACGCTGTAATGTAAACTTTTATATCTTCTGCATCTAATTTATCAGCAAGGACTACTCGTTTGGAAATATATCTAACTTGAGAATTACCATACCTTGTGTATTCATCTGTAGCATCGTTATTAATAATGTTTCTCATTACCAGCGCACTTACTGGATTTATGTCAACAACAGGGCTAAGCGATGTTACGTTTGCAGTTCTTACCAAATTAGCAAAAACTTTCATTGACTTATTACCTGCTAATTGAGTAATTTCATTACTTCTTGATCTTATTTGAACTTCTGCAACTGTTTTATTTGAAACACCAAAAGTAATTACATTATTAGATGCTGCACCCGAAACCCTATCAATTCTCTCAGTCAATACAACAGATGTTGTAGGTGGGATATGAGTAGATAAATGCGGTTCTATAAAATTAAATTTATTATTATCTACACTTTGAATAGTTGCAATAGCATCAGATGTACTTCCTACAATTCTTCTTGAGGCAGCAAACAAGAATGAAGAATTAGCAGCGTTTGAATCATCAATTACTAGTGTATCATCCTTACCAACTTGTTTCAATATTCCTCTGACAACCTTTTGCATACTTGCATAAACAGTACTATTATCTACATTCTGCTCTATATAATCTTTCAAAGTAACAGTAGTTGTATTTGATGATACTACTCTAGAAATTTGATATGAGTCAGTAACAGAATAGTGATCATTTGCTGTAACTGCAGCTGCCAAAGGAGCGTCAATTGTTAATTGTGTGTTATTAGCAACTGCCATAACTTCACGAAGTTGATTACTAATGAGTATGTGATCACCTACTGCATAGTTTGTAGTAAATGTTGTAGATGATCCAGTCACTGTAGTATTAGCAGAAGTAACAGATACAGTTCCAGTTGCTGAAACGGCAGTGTTTCCATACACAATTAGGACGTAATCATCAGTTGTCAGTGTTCCAGATATATTTGTATTTGTAGTAATAATACCACTATTAGTATTTCCAGTAAATGTTACGTTTAGATATGTGTTTGATTTTTGAGCAATGTCTTCACCAACTGAGAATGCTCCCTGCGTGTTAGCTATAGTCAAAAATTCAACATTATCATTTTCAAAAACTACAGTGCCACTAGTTGGTGTAAACTTGGCGACATATAAAGCAAACTTAATATCTTCATTTTGAACTGGAGTCCATATCTTATCATTTGATGATAGGAACATAGTACCATTACCCCAATCTTTGTTTTTAGGAGTGTTGGTAAGAATGTCTGGCTCTCCTGCAGCAGCAGTCCATACAAGATATTCCGGTGAATCTGCATCTGGTAACAGAACAACACAGTAATCTCTTCCTGAACGTAAATAAACTGGACTATTGAAAGTTACAGTTGTCACTGCTGATGAGTTGTTACTCACGTTTACTTGAGAGGATAGTAGTATTTTCTGGCCAAGTACTTTAGTTGATGGTACTCCCTCAACTGTTTCTCTCAGCTGAATTGTAATACCTAGATTGGGATCTTTTTGTTTGAAATAAAAATCAACCTTAGTAACATAGATACCATCCGACCCATCGTCATTGTTGACAGCAAACGTTTGAGCAAGAGGATCTGGTCGAGGTAACGCAAGGGCTCTAGTTTCTCTCCTTACTGTAGACGTTCTGTCTATAGTAGTGATTGGAGCTATATTTCCAGGCTTCTTAGTCGTCATGGAAACACTAGACATCTGCTTTCTGAAATTGTATGCACTAAAAACTGATGTTGCTTTTGAAATAGCTGTATCTAACGAATCTATATCATCAACATCAACAACCATTACTTCTCTATCACCACAAAAATACTTGTTAGGTTCAATATAAAACTGCCCAGCAATCATACCTGAGCTATTAGCAATTAATGGATCATTATTTCTTCCCGTTATTTTAAATCCAGATGTGGATCTTGAAGTTGTAAGACGACCAAACGATCTAACGGATGTGAATGACTGAGTTTCAAAAACTGCTGGTCTACTCAGATTGAAAACTGGACGCTTATCAAAAAATACATAATGTCTTCCACTAGGACGTAGTCCTGTACAAACAAAAGATACCCATTGAGCTCTCATGAACGGATTCAAACTGAAATCAGAAACAAAATCACCAATTTTTTGAGTCTCGGTTTTTGTAGGACCAGCTTGAATTCTAGTTCTAGTGTCAGTTACAGTGGTAGTCACGTTTCTAGCTTGTACTAAAGTTCTACCATTATTAGATACGTTATTCCAGTTAGCTGCAGATGTCGTAACAGTTTTAGTATCTTGCTTAGCAAGTACACTTGAGTTGACAGAATTGATAAGTTGATTCATTGGACCAGCTAGATCTACAGTAAAGTTAACAGGTTTAACTGTAGTATCGTAATGATTATCATAAGGAGGATACAATTGCATCGATCCTTTATAGTTCCATGTAGATTGTGTTACTCTTCTAAATCTATTTGCTAGATCTTGTTCAGTGTAAACTTCTTCAGTATACGATAGTGAAACCAAATCTCCATTAATTGCAACATTAGATGATGCAGATGTGTTAGCAATAAGATCAATCATTTTCTGATCAATCTGTGGTCTTGCTAGACTCTTAACTGGATCAATAGTAATTCTATACTCTGCACTATCCATATCAGATATATCATAACTAGAAAAGGAATCCGCAAAGAAACCATTTTTGAATCTTGATAAGGCAGTATTGGATTCGCTTGGAATTACTAGATCAGTAGAATTTTTCTCAAGTAGGGATAATAGTGAGTAATACTCAATATTTTTCAATCTCTCCTCAAGATTTTTTATATCACTCATTGTATACCCTCTGACTTGATCTTGTTTCACAAGTGAGGCATACTCTGGTCTCTTACTATCAACAGCTTCTTTAGGTGAAAGAGATGGGTATGCTGGTAAATGAACAGTTGCCAGAATCATACCAGTATCAGGAGCTTTTGGTGGTTCAGGATTATTTGAAGGTACCCCTTCAACAATTATGATTTGTCCAAAAGGATCCATTACAACTAAATCAGCTCTTCTCAAATAATGTTCAACATCAGCTTGGAAGTTTTCATTAGGAGCTGGAAAATATAATGTACCAGATAGAGTGTGAGTATTAGCAGGATCAACTGTTGCACCAGCAACTGAAGTAGCATTCACATTAGCAGTGTTTGCAACAATAGGTCTAAAATCTATTGCGTTTCTTAAATTAAGTGTTTTACCTGTCGTTGGAGAGAAATAAGTCGGTATTGTTTCTGTTCTTATCTCTGTACTTGAATTGAATGTATTTGAATCATTTACAGGATACGATTCTGTAGAAAGATAGTAACCTGATCCATGTGTAAAACAACTCAACTTGACTAATAGATTAGTACTTGCAGTGATACTCACCGATGATCCAGGCTTTCTAGAAAGTTGAGCTAATCCATATAAATTGTCAGTTTGACCACTATTAAGTTCAAAGCTATCAGCATAATTTGTAGTAGTGTTAGAATAAGTATTAGATGTTCCTACATATACAGCATCAACTGAATAAACATCAGGAATACCTAGCGTCCAAGGACCGTTTATACTGTTAGATATTGTATCCGTAGATAATTTTACATAAACTTCTTTTTTAACTGTTTTGGATTTAGGATTAGCTCCATCAACTTGAATATTATAATAAAACTTAGAAGCAACAGAAGTGCTAATATTATTTCCTAGATAAAACGTTGCTACCTGTCTAGTACCATCAATTTGAACATTAGCAGTACCTCTATCCAGTCTTAAAGGTACATTTTTAGGATAAGCAAGAACAAACGTATTTGATGTTAAACCAGCTGGTCCTGCTCCGTACAACGTCATTGTTGTATCTGATGTGATTGATGATACTCTAAAGAAATCCGAGCTACCTTGAAACTTTACATAGTCTCCTGCATCAAGCTGAGATAAGAAACTTGACCCAACTCCTGTAACAACATTACCAGATGTTGAAATTGTTCCTGATAAATTTGTTGTGCTTACTGAGTTGGCAGAAGGTATAACAATAAAATCTAATGCTTGGATGTCATTGAGTGTTGAACTAGCTGTATATGGAAAATACTCCGATCCAGTCAAACTTATTGTAGCGATACCGCCAGAATCAAAGGTTGCATCAGAAGTTGTTCTATAGATAAACTGCTCATCGGTAAATACTTTTACAGCTTCAACACCAGATGAAAATAACAAGGAGTCATAATCAGTGTCTTGCAATTGAGCAGATCCTTCAACTAGGACACAATCAGCAGTTCCTCCGGATACTTGTACAGATCTAACATCATCAAAGGAAAAGCTTTGATTCATACTAATGTCAAACAAATACAATCTGTAAACACAGCTTGGATCACCTACCGTACCAGAATGATACACTAAAGAACGTATTTTAGCAGTACCAATTAACGATCCAGGAGTTGTTGGTGCCCCACCAAAACTATCAGATAAATCGGTAGCAGCTACATTTCTTAAGTTAACCGTGGCTCCACTTGTGAAGTTAAAATTACCCAACATCTCTTTGATGAGAACATAATTACCATAATTGGTAGATATTGTTTGACCGTTGAGATTTGCTGTGTCAGTAGCTTTTCGAATTGGTTTTCTTATTACATCTTCTAACTCTAGTCTGTAACCATCAATATAACCAATACCTGAGCTGATTGATACATCAAGATGAGTTGTGTTACCAGTTATTCCTTCAGTATACACATTGAAAGGCTCTACAACATAGTCACCACTCTCCTCAGCAGTTCTTTTAGCCATCTTTGCTGTGACAGAATTGAACTCTGTATCTGTTCTTCTTTTTACAATCTTACCATTTTCAAATTCTACAAGACTGAAAAATTCAGAGTTTGCTGCTGCATCAGCTTTGGTTTTCACTACTAGTTCAGGAGTCATCTTTAGTCGATAGGCCCCGGGAGCAGCATAGTTACTATATCCTTGAGCATTATCTAACAGACTCGTATCTACGTCATTGTTTACAACACTTTCAGAAGTCTGAAAACCTAACACTACACCGTTAGGTGCTCTTGAAAATTTATCGATGATAGCTGTTTGTTCTTCTACTCTTACAAAAGTACCTTTTTGATATATTACACCATCTGTTATACTTGCAGCTGCTCCAGTACCAACAGGCGTAGTACTATTTGCATTAAAACTTGAGTTTGCCACGGTAACATCAGCTACATAGTTTTTAACAGTAAACTGAGCACCAGATCCTGTTGCAGTTGTAACAGTCATTGTTGGTGCTGTTGTATAACCGCTACCTTTGCTTGAGAAAATGATGGAACGTATTGTTCCATTTGCAAATGTTACGAGTGATGCCGCTGCTCCGGAACCAACGTTGCTAGTAAAAGTTATTGAATCACTATTACTATAGAGTGTACCGCCACTATCAATAATTACATCATAAACGGGATAAGTGCGCTCATAAATTCTTAACACATCTGAGTTAGCAAACGTTTTCTTTTCAGCTGCTCCTGTATTTCCAACATTAAGATATTTTACAAAAAGCATATTGGTATCAGGATCTTGTGATTCCAACCCTACTGCATAATTAACAACTAGTGAATGAAGATTTGAAGATACATGAACAGCAAATGTATTATTGTAATTTGCTGGAACTGCTGCTTGACCGTCAACTTGTAGGTCTAGTATTTTAACATAGTAATAATTATAATCAAAATTAAAATTACATCCTTTAAGTATAGTACCTTGTCTATAGATATTGTCACCAAATCTTTCAAATTGATTTTGAAGGATTGATTGTAGCTGGGTTAATTCTCTTGCTTGGATAGGTACAGCAGGACGAAACAAAATTCTATGAAAATTTTTGTCTTCGCTATAATCATCAAAGAAAGGAGCTACATTTAAATTTGTATCAATTGACATTTGTTCCTCTAATTAAAATTCTAATACCAGTCGCATGGTTTCTGTTTGACCAACATCTTTGGTTATTGGTGTAAAATTTTCCACATACAATACATCTCCGGAGTTTCTTACGAGATCACCAGGAATGATTGCAGAAATACTTGAACGTGCAGTACTATCCAGTCCATCTACAAACCTAGTAGTGCTTATATCAGATACGTTAAACGTACCTTTAGAATTCGTTACTCTCATAACCGTATTATTTGAGGAGTAGTATCTTGCATTAGCATCTTGTTGATAAACAACCTCATCCTCGATAAAAGATGCCGCTGATATTTTTGTTGCGACAAACTTTGTGGTTTGATCAATGTATGTAGTTGGTTGTGATATTCCATCTACGGAAGCTGTATAAGTTGAAGTTCCACCAGTAATAAAGTTTACTGTAGAGTTTCCAGTGGCAAAGAATCCATATGCATTTGATAATTTAACTACTGTACTGTTCGAAGAAACTACTATTCCATATGCACCGGTATTAGCTTGAGTCACTACTTCTTCATCCTGAAAAAGTCCTGTACCACCACTTATGGTTAAACTTACGTTAGAAAACAAAGCATTCTTAATGATACCAGCACTTCTAAAATCATTCTCATCAACTACTTTTCCTCCTGATAACGTACTGTCGAAGGTAACACTAACACCAACATAATGAGCTCCTAGTTCTGAAGCAGCATTACTACCATGACCTCCTTTAGGACTGATGATTGCTTTAGCTGTTGCATTGTTAGCTTGTATAGTATTAGATGTTGCTACATTTATTATTCCTGTATTACCAGTAATTGATATTGTAGCGTACGTGTAATCTTGACCTCTTGTAACTATTTCTACTTTGTGAATTGTATTAGAGGTACTGTTTACTATTGCTCGAGCTGTTGCTCCAGTACCATCCCCAACTATGTTGACCAGTGGAGTTATCTCGTACCCAGATGCATTAGTTGGTGTTACAGAAAAAGCACTATCTACAGTTACTCTCCTCGTTGTACCAGACACAGTATAGGACGTGATTCTTTTTATCTGACCAGATCCAACACCACTCACTATTTTTAATGCACAATTTGAATAAAAATTTGCATTTGATGATGCACTTGATGGATCTATAGCAAAAACGGTATCGTTACCACCAACAACTACTTCTTGGAAAATACCATTAGCATAAGATGCGTATCCATTACCAGTGTTTATTAGTTCTATGTTATCAATAGATCCTGACACAGCATTACCTACAACATTTGCATGAACTAAAACAGGCATATGAGTGGAGGTAGCAAACTTAGAAAAAGTTGCTGATGGAATTGAATACATAAATTTCCACTGATAATTATCTGGAGTTATATAGAAATCATCACTAGCAGACGTTTCAGCTGCTTGTGGTTCGTAAGTTGATGGTTGACCATTATTATTATCTAAACATTTAAAAACAGAATACGTTGCTCCTTCATCAACCGCTACGTAATAATTATTACCAAATAAACTATTACTATCGTGTGTATATTTTACATAAACAGTATTGGCAGTCCAGTCATGTCTGGTTGTCATTAAATTAATATCAGTTGTATTAATTCTTTTTCCATATAACATGGTTTCATAAGGATCAATAAATTCATAATCGATGCGTTCGT